GAACACCCTAGAAGAGTTGGGTAATGATTACAAGTATCTGACCAACTTAATAACATACTACAGTCAAATTTATAATGGTAATAGTGACGGGTTAAGTACTACAAATACACTTAATGATGTAATAACGGCTAAATTAACATCACCAGACCAGTTTGAAATAACTTCTACTGGTAGTGTGACAAATAATTTTAATTCACCTTCTAGTGCATCTTTAGACCCATTTATTGTAGAATATATTTTATTTGGTATAGATTTGATGGACCAAAGTACTATCGATACATTAGTGAATACTAATATTCAACCACTAAAAGATAATAACACTAATTACACTGGACCAGCAGGTTTTATTGATGATATGGTCAATACACTATATCCACCACCTATGGTAACACCATTATGGGTTTCTAATTTTAGAAATGACGTTTCAAAATACATAGCCCTTAACGAAGACTTTTATATGAGAAAATTCTTAGACGTTAAGAATGGTTTAGTTAATGAATTTGTACCTGAAGGTAGAAGTACATTACCACAAGGATTAAATACATTAGTTGATAATGATAGGGTAGATTTAAAAGATGATAAATCTAGAGAAATGACATATGAAGAAGTCCAGTCGCCAACGTTCGAAGCATATTTGAGAGAATACGCTAGTAAAATTAATTCGGAAGACCTAAAAAGTTTTAACTTAAAATTTAATTAAAAATGGCTAGATATTATAATAGATACAGTGATTTTAATATTAATGGTGAAAATTTGGTTGTACCATTTATTAAATTACCATCTTTACCTACGGATAAAAAAACTATTTATAAAGTTAATAGTTCTAGATTAGATAAAATTAGCCAACAGTACTACGAGAGTCCTTATTTTGGTTGGTTAATTTTACAAGCTAATCCACAAGTTGGGGGGTTAGAATGGAATATTAAAGACGGTCAAGTATTGATTGTGCCGTATCCTTTAGTAGCTTCTTTGCAAAATTATAAACAAGCTGTGGACGATTATTTTTTCTTTTATGGTAAAAATTTACCTATGAATGAATTTACAGTTCCTAATATAAACTCAACCCCGTTAACAAATATAACACCTGTAAATGGTAATACAACGGGAACACAAGGAACTATAAACACTAGACCTAGTGCCACTAACGGTAGTACTTCATATTCGTCTACATATTAATGATATAGTTAAATATGGCAAATGAAATTTCTAATGGTGATAACGTCTTAGTCGAGTTTTCAGAGAACAATATATTATTAGTAGACCCTAATAGGGTTTTCGAGGGAGGTCGAGTTAAAAACCGTTTAGTAGATGCTGAAAATTTAGTGATATACGCTAGCTTAAAAGCCAGGGTGGTACCACGAAGTAAACTTATCACAGGTGCGGGAGTAGATAACCAAACCCCAGAGGCTTTTGTAGATGTATTTGAAGGTGAAATTAATTTTTTAAAACCACAAGGAAAAGATTACTACACTAGTGATTGGACAGACACACAAACAGGTAAAGGTTTTGGTACAGAAGCCGGTTCATTAAATCAAAGAGTACAAACTAGTAGTATTGGTGCAAATGGACAATTACTATTTAAAGAACAAATTAGAAATAAAATAGACTCTGAAGGTTTCGGTATTAACAATATTTCTGTAACTCTGAATAGAGCTTTTACACCTATGGTTAATATTACCTTTACTGATGTTAGAGGTCAGACTTTATTTGAACAAGGACCTAATTCACCATACGCTGCTTTTTTCCAACTACCGTATCCTTTATTTAAATTAAAATTAAAAGGTTACTATGGAAAAGCTGTTGAATATCAGTTGATGTTGGAAAAATTTAACGCTTCTTTTGATTCTGCAACTGGTAATTACAATGTAGCTTGTACATTTAAAGGTAGGGTGACTGCTTTGTTAGCTGATATAACATTACAGGAAATGAGAGTTGCTCCTTATATGTTTTCTAAATCTTATGAAGTAGATAACGGTGAAGCTGAAAAGTCATCTTTTATTAGTAGTCGAGGAAGACAAACTTTAAGTGAAGTTTACGCTGCGTATAAAGCTAAAGGATTGGTCGGACCTAATCTACCAGATATTACAATAGATGACCTTATAGAAAGGAACAAACAATTAGAAACAGACATAGAAAAAAAATTAAAAAGTTATAATTTAGTAGCTTTAGATGATATTGAAACTTATGATAAGTATTCTACATCATATAGAAATAAAATTTTAGCTTCTGGAGGTTGGAGAGCGACCTACATAGATACAGATATAAATTCGGTATCTGGACCCACACAGGATATATCCACAAATGTGATATATTATCAGTTCAAAAAAACATATAGAGACAATCCAGTAAAACAAAAAGACGCTTTTGAAAATTTAAAAAAAAGAATAAAGGAGGGTAACGAAGCTTTATTAAGAAATAAAACTTTTGGTACTAATGGTGACCAATACATCCCTGTAGATATTAGAATTGAAGATTTTGAAACTGCACCCCCACCTGGATTTGAGGATAGTACAGCTAATTGGTTTAGGTTTGATATTTTTGAAGAAAAAATTGGTAAAATAATAACAGTCTTCAACACAAAGAGGACAGAAATAGAAACAAAACTCACAAGTGCGGTCAATGAAGTCGTGATAGAATCACTAGGATTTAACCCAACCATCAGAAATTTGTTTGCTATAATAATTGCTCACGCGGATACCTTTTTAAGGTTAATGGATGAAACCCACACACAGGCTTTTGCTGTTAGGGAAGAATTAGACAGACTAAATGCAGTAAAGGGACCAGGTAATCCTAGTAGTGTAGATGATGATGTTATTGTATATCCTTGGCCACATTATTATATAGAAGAAACTACCGAAAATGGACCACAATATGTTAGTACGTATCCTGGTTCACCCAAAGTTCTAGGTCAGACAAGAGCGTATGATAGTATCTTATGGCCAGAAGTTAATTTCGTAGAAGAATTTTTTAAAGCACAACTTATAAGTAACTCAGACACAAAACCAGAATTTTCAATTAATACGGTTGGAGGTAACTGGGTACCGATTTCATCATTTGAATTAGGGGAAGAACAAATTTATATAAACAAAAGTGTGGTTGCGTTCAACTACGAAATATGGGACCGTTCAGTTGTCTTTTCGGTATTTTCTGGGCTATCTACAAGGTTAAAAGAAAATGTAAGTCAAAACACCTTCTACGAATTATCAAAAATAGAAGCTGCAAATATAAAGGAGTATTTAAAAGGATTATTTGATTTAAATGAATTGTTTAAAAATCAAAACTTCACATACAACACATATTTAGATTATTTACAACAAATATCTCCTTTAAATAATTACCAGTTACTTATACGAGACCAATTCAGTACACCGTACATAAGAACTAAAGTAAACGACTCTACGTTCACCCTTAGTACCTACGGTCAATTTAAGTCATCAACCTACCAATTAAATGACGGTGAAATTGAAAGTTCTTTAGAATCATTAAATACCGTTTTAGCTTCAGGTAATATGAAGGATAGTAATATTTTAGAAACGTATCCTTTTTCTCATTTTGTATCTACAGAACCTAATACTTCATGGACGGTGAATAATTTAGCTGGTGGGTCCCAGATAGCAAGTTATGAAAGTTTAAATAACATAACACAAAGTATCACATATCAACAAGACCAAAAAGTATTTGCTTCTATAATACCTAACAATACTACATCATCGGTATTAGAAAACATACAATTCTACACTGACGCGGATTGGGCAGCTAAAACAGCTATAACTGATTTGGCTAGTAAGATAGACTTAAGATATATAAACAACCAGAACACTAAAAATTCTTGGGAAACCTTTTTTGGAACCGTACAGTCACAACCGAACACTAATAACGTGACAAATCAAAACATGGTGACCACCGAAGGGGGTTTAGATTACGGGGAAGACTACGAAGGTAAAATATCCTCAAATCAAATAACCTCATTACTTAACACACCATATTTTATTAATAGTTTAATTGAGGGTGTTTCTAATGAGATAAATGAAATTGAGAACCCATACAAATCAGCGGCTTATCTATTCTTAAATTCATTACCCTTACCTACACTAAGAGAAAAAACACTATTATCCAACCAATCTACATATAATTTATATGGTGACTATATTGGTAAAACTTTGAATCAGGTTTCAGCGGTACACCCACTCCCTAGTGCTTGGATTTTAAAGTACGGGTCAATATGGCATAGATACAAGGAATTTGTAAATAATGGGTCAGACTTTTTATCTAATATCTGGAATGATTTTGATGCTAATACTTATTTCAATAATTCTAACGGACTGGGTTACACATACAATTTAAATGTGGGGCCTAATAATTCTCCATATAATTTTGGAGGACAATGGTCACCCACACCAACCTCAGACCAACTTAATTTAGGATTTTATCCAGAATTAAATAATTACATATATTATTTTGTTACAGGTGAATTATTATATGACGGTTTAAATATTAGTGGGTTCCCAATAACCGACAACCAAGTAAATCAGTTAATAATCCAGGAAGCGTTATTTCTTAAAAATGCTGAGGAACTGACCATAACTTCATTAAGTACTGACCCTATAAATACTAAAGCTAATTTATGGTTTAACTATTATGATTTAACTAGAGAAGGATTCTTGAGTGGTTATACTACCGCACAATACTTATTATTCCCTTGTGAAGGTGGTATGAAAAAGTCACAACTAGAGTTTGAGGTTGACTCACCATATAATTTAATTAATAATGTTAATGTTACTAATGGTGCGGCTAGACTTGTGTGGTCATTATCTAATTACGGTTATTTTGAACATAATCAAAATACGTTCCCACAACCAGACCAATACCTTAAAGTAATTAACAATACTCAAGACGAACAATTATCATTTAATATTACAAATAATGAAAATTACAGTTCTATAGAAGAATTGTTTGATATCTTCACACCACAAATATTAGATACATTTGAAGAGTATTTTTTAAATTTTACTGAAAGGTTTAATCCAAACCCACCAGTATTTTATGAAAAAGAAGATATTAGAAGTCTTAATTTCCAAAGAATACTTAGAGAGTTTCTAAAAATAGACCAAGACAAGGTAAATGAATCACAAAGTAATACACAACTAAGTTATAATTTAGGACAAACACAATTAAATAAAATTAACGTCACATTAAGAGAATTCTTGTCCCACCAGCAGGCTTTTAATTTCTATAATCCAAAAGACGTAGACATATTAGTATTTAAAAGTATTGCACCTTCTTCTGGGGCAACTCAATATATTACATTTGGACAATATCAAGGTAATTTACCACCAGACATTTCTTTAAATGATTCCACTACATTATATGTGGATGAGTGGAAAGAATTAAGACAACAGGTAGGTTTTTATAGTGATTCATTATCTTCAGCTTATACTTTAAATTTAATTTATAACGATGCTGGAAATTATGTCACAGAGTTTTTCCGTGAATTTAATATAGATTTTAATGTGCCTAACATTAAAAATCTTAGGAAAATTATTAGAATGTATGTCACAGCTAGAGTGGATGCTGGAGCTACACAAAATATAGATAACACTGAATTCTTACAAAGAATTAAAACAGAATCTATAGAATCCTGGGAATTTGCTCAGTTTGATTACATTAATCAGTTGTTCCTACAACTAAAACAAGTTTTACCACAAACCGCTGAAACCGAAATAGAAGAATTTGAAAATAATTCCACCTTTGAAAGTGACGAAAATAAATTAGAACAATACCAAGTATTTAAAACATTAAACGATAAATGGGTAAGTGGGGAAGAATTCAGTACAAAATATCTTTTTGAAGATTTCTTATTTTATGATGTAGCTAATAGAGATGTGGGAGATAAAGCCATTATTAACACTGACGCTATAGCAAATTTTGATAGTGTTAATAACGCAAATAAAAGTTTGTTAACTATAATTGGAGCTTTATTACAAAATAACTTCTTTAATTTCATGGGTATGCCAAGTTACATAAATTTTTATGGTATGACTTCACAAGGTAATACACCGATACCCAAACTAAGTACACAAGAAGAAGCGGATGCTATTTTTGGAACACACCTAGAAGTTGATAGTTTAGACTCAGGACCTAAATTTTTATGTCAGTACGTTGGACCACCATCAACACAATTAGGAGGTGAACTGAGTAAAAAGAGTAAATACGAAAATGACTCCTTCCTTTTAGGAAGAACAGCACAAAACCCATTATTGTCTACAGATTATGACCCTCAGAAAAATAATAAAGTAGTTGCTTTTGCTGTAGATTTTGGAATACAAAGTCAAGGAGTCTTTAAAGGCATTAGTCTAGACCAAAGCCAGTTTAAAAATACCTCAGAGTCTTTTGCTGTGACAGAATCCATGGCTCAATCAGCTAACGATAAAAGCATACTAACTCAAGGATTGAGTCTATTTAACATTTATAAAAGTAGGTCTTATACCTGTAAGATAGAAGCTATGGGTAATGTATGTATACAACCCACAATGTATTTTTCATTAAGACACATCCCAATGTTCAGTGGTCCTTATATGATATTGGATGTGGAACATAATATACAACCAAACACTATGACTACCAGTTTTACTGGGGTAAGAGTACCTTTCCATAAAATGCCTGAGATATCTCAGTTGGTAGCTAAAGTAAATCAAACATTCTTAAACAAAGTCAGAAAACAAGTTAGACAAGAACAGTCAATACAAAGGGAAAGTGGTTTTGGACCTGAGAGTAGTACTGAAAGTAATTCGGTTAGAGAAGGAAATTATAATTTTAGGGGTAGAGATGATGGTAAGTTAGATTATTTAATTATACATGTCACTGCTGGTTTAAAATATGGTAATGACCCTGTACAAAAAATTAACAAACAACATTTAGATAGAGGATTTGCAGGTATAGGATATCACTATTTAATTGGTAGAGGTTCGGAAGGTAATGATAATAGCCCCGAAGGTACTTTGTATGGTGCTAGACCACAAAATAAAGTAGGAGCTCATACAACAGGACATAATAGTAGGTCATTAGGTATAAGTATGATAGCTAATTGTGATAAGATAGGTTTATATGAAAAATCAGAAGGAGGAGACCACCCAACAACTACACAAAAAGAAACTTTAGAATGGACATTACTTTGGTTATTATTCGACACTGGGTTATTTAAAATGGGTGAAAATAAGTCAGTAATAATAAAAACAGGAAGTTCAGATGTCACAGTTACAAACCCAACGGTATTAGATAATACGGGTGGTGTAAGTTCTAATTTATGGCAAAACGTCTTAAAAGGACACAATCAGTTTGCTAATAAAAGATGTCCATGTTTTAGAGTTGAAAGAACATTAAGTGACAATAGTCCTGGTAGTTTAATGAGTAAACTTAGAAATAAATTAAAGAGTGGTATAGATTCATTAAATAATCCTGGTACTGATTTTGGACAATCATCTATTATTAGATACTTTTCACAAAGAGCAAAATCTGAAGGATGGGTACCTAGTCCATGGTCAACAGCTACACCAGAATTTGGTGGTAGAGATTTGGTGACCAACCAATAAGAGATTTACTAATCTCGTAATATTTATATATAAAATAACCTTATTATGAGAAATATAGAAAAAAAATTAGATAATTTTTTAGGTAACAAATCTGTGAACACTAAAAATATTAAAGTAGAAGAAGAAGGATTTGAAGAAGTTTGTGATACAAAAACTGGTGAATGTAAAACGATTAAATCAAAAGACGGTTTAATTGAAAGAGTTAATAAAAAAATGATTACCGAAGATGGTAGGAATTTATTAATGGGATAAAATAAATAATAAAATGGGTCGTAAAAAACATTTAAGTAATATTTTGTCCGAAGAGCTGGAGAGATTTAATCAAATCGGAGGCTACGTGGAAAATCTTCATGAACAATTTTTGGGTTTTGCTGGAGGTAGAACTGAACTTGGTGAACAAGAAGAAGAGGAAGTTTCTATAGAAGATACTGATACTGAAGAACCTGTTGAGGGTGATTTAGATTTAGGTGCTGAAGAATCGACTGGAGATGATTTGGACTTAGGTACTGAAGATAGTGGTAGTGAAGATTTAGGTGGAAACACAGAAGAAATAGATGTTACAGATATTGTAACAATGACAAAAGAAACTGGAGAAAAAGCTGAAGAACTTGAAGGAACGATAGGAAAACAAAAAGACAGTATAGATTCGTTAATTTCCAAACTAGACGATTTAGAGAGTAAATTAAATGGTATGGATAAAATGATGAGTAGTATAAATCAATTAGAAGATAAAATAGAAAAATATCGACCACAAACTCCAGAAGAAAAATTAGAACTTAGATATTTGGATAGTGGACCTTTTAATCAGTCACCTAAAAAATATTGGGAAGAAAAAAAAGGTGAAATGAAGAAACAAAAAGATAAACATGAATATGTTTTAACTTCTGATGAAGTTGATGATATTAATGACAGTGATATTAAAAATAGTTGGGTTTACAGTCCCGAAGAAGAATAAAATTAATATTACAACATTTATAAATTTTAAGGGGAGGTCATTGACTTCCCCTTTTTATATGTTATATTTTCACTATAAACATTTAATTAATTCGAAAAAAATAAAAAATGAGTAGTTTAGACGCAGTTTTAAAACAGTACGAACAAGGACAAGTTCAAAACAATAGTCCAAAAAACAACATTAGTCGTGAAGACAGACTTAAAAAGTATTTCGCTACTTACCTACCTAAAGGTGAAACCGAAGGTGAAGCTAATATTAGAATTTTACCTACATCAGATGGGAGTTCACCTTTTAAGGAAGTATTCTTCCATGAAGTACAAGTTGATGGTAAGTGGGTTAAATTAATGGACCCAGGTAAAAATGGAGATGGTTCACCTACAGGTGAAAGAAGTCCATTAAATGAAGTGGAGGAAGCACTTAAATTGACTGGTAACCAAAAAGATAAAGAAATCGCTAGACAGTATCGTTCTAAGAAATTCTATATTGTTAAAGTGATTGACCGTGACGCTGAAGATGAGGGAGTTAAGTTCTGGAGATTCAAATGGAACTATAAAGGTGACGGAGTAATGGATAAGATTATTCCTATCTTTCAAAAAAGAGGAGATGTTACTGACTCTAAAGAAGGTAGAGATTTAACACTTATGTTAAAGTCAGTTCCACTTCCAAACGGAAAAGGTAACTACACAGTAGTTTCTATGGTTCTCGCAGAAGACCCATCACCACTTTCTACGGATGAAGCTAAAGTAAAAGAATGGTTAGGTAATACCGAAACATACAAAGATGTTTATTCACAAAAACCAGTAGAGTATCTTGAGGCTATCGCAAGAGGTGAAACACCTGTATGGGATTCAGACCTTAAAAAATACGTTTACGGTGACACTGAAGAAACTATCACAATGGGAGGTAATTCTACACCAACGACTAATGTACCACCTGTAGACCCACAAGCGGGACAAGAGAGTGATTCAGATTTACCATTTTAATAAAATAATAAGATGGCAATAAAGAAAAAAAGTTTTAAAGACATTAAGAACAAGTTTTCTAAAAAAGCTTCCTTCAAACCAGATAGATTTTTTGATTTGGGGGAAGCGTTTTTAGACGCTACAGGACTACCTGGACCTTCAATGGGTCACATTAATATGTTTTTGGGTCATAGTGATACTGGTAAAACTACCGCTTTAGTGAAAACAGCTGTAGATGCACAAAAGAAAGGTATTCTTCCAGTATTCATTATAACAGAACAGAAATGGGACTTTGACCACGCTAAACTTATGGGTTTAGATTGTGAAATTAATGAAGAGGGTGAATGGGACGGATTTTTCTTATTTAATAATGATTTCCAGTACATTGAACAAATTACTGATTACATTAATGATTTGTTGGACGCTCAAGAAAAAGGTGAATTAGAATACGATTTAGTATTTCTTTGGGATTCGGTAGGTTCTGTACCTTGTAAAATGACTTTTGATGGTAAGGGTGGTAAACAACATAACGCTAGTGTATTGTCGGATAAAATTGGAATGGGAATAAACCAAAGAGTTACTGGTTCAAGAAACACCACATCCAAATACCTAAACACTTTGGTAACGGTTAACCAACCATGGGTAGAATTACCAGATAACCCTTTTTCACAACCTAAAATTAAAGCTAAAGGTGGTGAATCATTATGGTTAAACTCTACAATCGTTTTCTTGTTTGGTAATCAAAAAAATGCTGGTACTTCTAAGATAACAGCAACCAAGGATAAACGAAAAGTTAAATTTGCTACACGTACAAAGATTTCAATTATGAAAAATCACGTTAATGGTTTGGGGTACGAAGATGGTAAAATACTAGTTACACCACATGGGTTCTTGAAAGGTAAGGATGCTACAGAAGAAAAAAAATCAATAGAAGGGTACAAAGCGGAGAACTCTAACTATTGGAAAACTATAATCGGTTCCGATGGGGACTATAACTTAGCAGTTGAAGAAACTGGAGAAATATTTTAAATTAAAAAAAATGGCAAAAGTAGAAAAAGGTAGTAAAATTAAAGTACATTATAGTGGGACTTTAAATGATGGTAAGACGTTTGATAGTTCTTATGATAGAGGACAAACTTTAGAATTTGAAGTAGGTTCTGGACAAATGATTAAAGGTTTTGATGAAGGAGTTATCGGAATGGAAGTGGGTGAAATTAAAGACCTACACTTAAAGCCAGAAGAAGCTTACGGACTTAGAAAAGAAGAGGCTCAAACGGAAGTACCTAGAGAGGCTTTACCCCCAGATTTTAATCCAGAGATAGGAGAGACTGTACAAGGTCAAACTATTGATGGAAGACCGATTCTGGCTAAAGTAAAAGAATTACAAGAAGGTAAAGTAATTTTAGATTTGAATCACCCATTAGCTGGTGAAGAACTTAACTTTAAAGTTGAGTTAGTAGAAATAGAAGGATAGTGTTTAATTTTATAAATAAAAACCATGTTAAAGACATTAGTTGTCGATGGCAATAGTATATTACAAACTGGATTTCACGGAGTAAAAGATTTTTATCACAACGGTAATCATTTTGGGGCTATTTTTTATTTTCTTAATGTTTTAAAAAGAAATTTAGAAAAAGAACCTTATGATAAAGTAGTTGTCTTTTGGGATGGTAAAAGAAATTATAAATACCGTAGAGACTTATATTCACCATATAAGGTAAATCGTAAAAAAAGACTAGATAAAGATAAAATTGACGATATGTTTCGTCAAAAAAATCGCATATCCCAGTATCTTGAGGAGTTCTTTGTTAGACAAGGTGGTTATGATAATTGTGAAGCGGATGACTGTATTTCCTATTATTGTAAAATGTCACCCAACGAGGAAAAAACTATACTCACAAACGACAAAGACTTATTACAATTAATTAATGAACAGGTTAAAGTATTTCTAACTAGAACCGAAACCACGGTTACTTACAACGATAAAATCAAAGTAGGAAAAACTCCAGTAAGTATACCGCCTACAAATATACCAGTGTTTAAAATTTTATTGGGTGACAGAAGTGACAATATCAAAGGAATTATGTATTTTGGTGAAAAGTCTTTGTTTAAGCATTTTCCAGAAATAGAAACGGATAAAATTTCTATAGAGGAAATACTAAACAAGGCTAGAAATAAACTAGACAGTGGTAGTAAAGATAGGGGGCTAAAAAATCTATTGGAAGGAATTTCATCGGATGGTAGAAAAGGAAAAGAATTTTTTGAAATAAATAAAAAAATAATTGATTTGGAAAATACATTTCTAACTGATGAAGCTAAAATCGAAATAGAAGATTTAGTAAACGAATCTTTAGACCCAGAAGGTAGAGAAAATGAAAATGTAGTACAAATGATGAAAGAAGATGGGTTATTTACTGTACTACCTAAAAAAGATGATAGTTGGACATCTTTCATACATCCACTAACACAATTAAGAAAAAAAGAAATTAAATATTTTAAATTACAAAAAAACTAAAAATGGAAGACAAAAAAATAACAAAGTTTGAATTCTTGTTGACACTAGAAGACCACATCATTTGCCAAAGGTTCTTTAATGTTAAAGGTCATAAACCTAGGAATATAAAATCCGTGGATTTATACGAAACTGTAAAATACATTAAAAATGAGATAGATGATTCATTAAAAATGAAGGCTATGGATTATTTAATGTCACTTTATAACAGTTATACTCACACTGTCAATTTGTCAGAACAAGACTGTGAAGAAGCACCAAAAGAGCATTTCAATATTTACATAAAATTAAATAATGAGATAGTGACACACCGAATTTTTCCTGCTTGGATATACCCAGGAAAGGTAAGATACACTGTAGATGTTAGACCATTTATTGGTAAATTTTTAAGACGTTTAAGTGACGTATTGTCAGCTGAAAAAGTTGAAAGAAAATACTTAGAAACGACACTTTAATAGTATTTATTAATTACCCTAAAAGATTTAGTATAGATGAAAGAAAATAAAAGTTTTGGTTACCTGGGACACACCTTTCAAGTGAAACTTATTAACCAAATAATAACCGACAAAAAATTTGCGAACAACATAATTGAGGTAATTGACCCTAAGTATTTTGATAACCAATACTTTAAGTTAATTAGTCAAATGAGCAAAGAGTATTTTGAAAAATATAATACTCCACCCACATTTGATGTTTTAGACCAAATGACAAAATTAGAAGTGTCGTCAGAAATGGCTAGAACCAACATATTTGATATGTTAGTAGAAATACGTGATTGTAATGTCGAGGACCATCTATGGATACAAGAGAAAGCTTTAAAATTCTGTAAACAACAAGAATTGAAGAAAGCGATTATCAAAGTTAACAAGATAATTGAAAAGGGTGATTTTGAATCGTATGATAAGTGTGAAGAGTACATCAGAGAAGCTACACAAATAGGTGAAGTAACTGAAGGTGCTATGGATGTTTTCCAAGACCTTGACGAGGCTCTCATAGACGATTTTAGAGACCCTATACCGCTAGGTATTAATGGTATTGATAACATATTAGATGGTGGATTGGCCAAAGGAGAAATAGGTGTATTCTTAGCTCCTACTGGGGTAGGTAAAACTACAGTATTGACTAAAGTAGCCAACACAGCTTTCAATATGGGTTTCAGTGTTTTACAAATATTTTTTGAAGATAATCCTAAAGTTATACAAAGGAAACATATTACTTGTTGGTCAGGTATACCAGCTCAAGAACAATCATCTAGACGTGAAGAAGTTCTAGAAAAAATAGCTCCTTATAAAAAAGGTAGGGGTAAATTGATTATTGAGAAGTTACCTTCAGACAGAGTAACAATATCTTC